GGGTGCAGATCAGAAGTTTATTGCTACCGGTATGGATAAGGTAGTTGAAAAGGGTGAGTATGTAATCGCCTTTGCTGGCGATGCAATCGCCGGGGATATAGCCCTACACAGTTGGAATGCTCCTAAGATTCCACGAGGTGTGAACCTAGATAAATTTATGATGACAGATTTATTGCCATCACTCAAGCAAGCATACGCAGATTATGGATACGACCCATCGCCTAAGACTGCCGATAACGACCCCAAAGATGGATCAGGTTTTGATGCATTGATCTGCCTTCGAGGAAAGATTTATCAAATTGATAATGACTTTTCTTGGGTAAGAGATGACCGTGGAATATACGGAGTTGGATCTGGAAGTTCATATGCACTTGGTGCATTAGCCAGAGCCACACTATCCCCAACGAACACAAGAACAGCAGCTAACGAAGCTCGTAAGGCAATAGAGATTTCCATCTCGTTTGATATAAACAGCGGTGGGAAAGTCAAGGTCATAACTCAAAGGGAGAAGCAAATGCCAAAAGTCGGAAAGAAAGAATTCCCATACTCAGCAAAGGGTATGAAAGATGCCAAGATGGAAGCAAAGAAGTCTGGCAAGCCAATGAAAAAGGCTATGCCTAAGAAAATGGGCAAGAAGAAGTAAATGGCCGAGAAGAGAGATCCCCGGCTAAAGAAGGCCGGGGTATCTGGCTTTAACAAGCCAAAGAAAACTCCATCTCACCCAAAGAAGTCTCATGTTGTAGTTGCCAAAGTTGGTGACAAGGTGAAGACAATTCGCTTTGGGCAGCAAGGTGTATCAGGTGATAAGAAACCAACAGCAAGACAAGCATCATTCAAAGCTCGTCACGCAAAGAACATCGCTAAAGGAAAAATGTCAGCAGCCTATTGGGCAGACAAGGTGAAGTGGTGAAAAAGAAAACAGCATTCTGGGATAAAAAAAATCCCAATAAAAAATCTACTCCATTGACTCCGGCACAGAAAGCAAAGGCTAAGGCTTCTGCTAAGAAGGCTGGAAGACCATATCCAAATTTAGTAGATAACGCAGCAGCAAAGAGAAAGGCTAAGTAATGGCAACTGGTACCAACGGAAGCACACTCCATGCAGAACTTAATCGCCTCGCTAATGGTGGCACCTATCCTGCTATCCAGTCATATGTAGGTGCAGCTAAGGCTGCAAACACTTGGGCTGGAACTACAGGACTTAGCGTTGTTGGTGCCTTAAATGTCAAGGCTGGAAACACTCGGCCTAATTACAAAGACCTTCGTGGTGTCTGCAACCAACTAGGCGGAACTACTGATAAGGCTGCTGCCGCAGCCTTGAGAGCGGTGAGTGAATGACAACAACATTTAGTGGACTCATAGAACGAGTCCTTGGGCAGATCCAGAGTTATGGGGCCCAACAGGAAACCGCTACTTGGATCAACCAATCTGGTGGTATTGCTACCACTACAGCCACAGACTTCGTAGTCAATGAGACTGCCCAGATGGGTCGTGGCATCATCGAGGTTGGCTCTGAACTGATGTATGTGGATCGGACAGACAACCTAACTAAGCAGGTTTACCTTGCCCCTTGGGGTAGGGGTTTTAGAGGCACCACAGCCTCTACGGCGGCCAATCAGACCAAGGTTGTAATTGCACCTCAATACCCACGATTCATGGTCAAGCAGGCTATTAACGACACAATTCAGGCTGTCTACCCAGAACTTTTTGGGGTAGGCACACACACCTTTAGCTTTAACTCAGCCGTTACTGCCTACTCGCTTCCGGCTACTGCCGACTATGTCCTCAATGTCAAGTGGCAGACTATTGGCTCAACCAAGGAATGGCTCAATGTCCGTAGGTATGACACAGACAAGACTGCCAACACAACAGTATTTGCCAATGGCAAGACCATCAATATCTTTGACATGATTGATCCGGGCAGAACTGTTCAGGTTATCTATGCCAAGGCTCCATCAGTTCTCTCTGCTGAGAATGACATCTACGAAACAGTAACTGGTCTGCCATCTTCTACTATCGATGTAATTGTTTATGGAGCTATTGCTCGACTTATCGTTGGTTCAGATGCTGCACGAATCCCAAGCCAGACAGTAGAAGCAGACATGATGGATCAATCCAAGCCAATCGGTGGCGGAACTTCCGTTGCACGATTCTACCTTGGTTTATACCAGCAACGACTACAGCAAGAAGCTGCTGGCCTTCGAGATCTTTATCCACCCCGACTCCACTATACGAGGTAACCAATGGCCCAGAAAAGATACTACGCCTCAACAGCAAAACAGGCATCGCTATCAACAGGTATCGATAGTACTGTTCAATCACTCACGCTTGACCTAGTAACAGGTTTCCCAAGCAACTACCCTTACACCTTGGTTATCGATCCAGATACCAACAAAGAAGAACTCATTAGTGTTACTTCATCCGGTGGTGGAACTACTCTCAATGTAACTCGTGGTGCAGACTCCACAGCAAATGTGGCTCACTCCGCAGGAGCTACGGTTCGCCATGTTGTTTCTGGTCAGGACTTCAACGAGTTCTCAGCTCACATTGGATCTGCTGCTGTTCCAACAACAGCAGGTGTCCACGGAGTAACCGGTAATGTGGTCGGCGATACAGATGCACAGACTCTTTCGGCAAAGATTCTAGATGGTGCAGTAATTGCAAATGGTGGCATCCAATTTGAAGGTGCAACTGCCGATGCTTATGAGACAACACTTACAGTAGTTGATCCAACAGCAGACCGAACAATTACCCTTCCCAATGCCACAGGAACAGTAACCCTTGATGGTGTTGCATCTACTCTTACATCTAAGATAATCACAAGCGGAACTTTGGGTTCTGATCTTGCTGCCGGAACCTACAAGATCACAGGTCTTGGAACTCCATCTGCTAATACAGATGCAGCGACTAAGGCTTATGTAGATGCTCAAATAGCAGCCACAATCGATTCAGCACCTGCTGCCCTTGATACTCTTAATGAGTTAGCGGCAGCACTTAATGATGATGCTAGTTTTTCTACCACAGTAGCTACATCTATTGGAACCAAGGTTGCCAAGGCTGGCGACTCTATGACCGGTGCTTTGTCAATGGGTAGCAATAAGATTACAGATCTTGCTACACCTACCGCATCTACCGATGCAACTAACAAGTCTTACATCGACACACTCTTTGGATCAACTACATCTGCGGCTACTTCTGCTTCGTCAGCGGCAACCTCAGCATCTAGTGCATCCACTTCTGCAAGCTCTGCTTTGACATCAGCAACTTCCGCAGCTAACTCTGCAACAGCAGCCGCAACTTCTGCTGCATCTGCAAGCACTTCTGCAAGTTCAGCAGCATCAACCTATTCATCTTTGATTGATGTTACTGGTGCAGGTCTTGTCCGTGATATGGGTGATATAACAACAGCAGATACAACATCTACCACCTACATCAATATCTCTACTGTCGCTGCATCAGCAGCAAGTTCTGCCTCTGCTGCATCTACATCAGCTTCATCGGCATCGACTTCTGCAACTTCTGCTGCAACATCAGCATCAAGTGCAAGCACATCAGCATCGAGTGCTTTGACATCTGCTACATCTGCAACTACAAGTGCAACTTCTGCTGCAACCTCAGCCTCTTCGGCTGCAACAAGTGCAACAGCAGCGGCAACGAGTGCTTCTAGTGCTTCGACTTCTGCAAGTTCTGCACTTACATCACAAACCTCTGCCACCACAAGTGCAACATCGGCGGCAACTTCAGCCACAAGTGCAGAAACTTCGGCAACTTCAGCAGCTACATCAGCTACTGCTGCTGCCACTTCTGCATCTAGTGCATCAACAAGTGCCTCATCGGCACTTACATCTCAGAGTGCTGCTGCAACATCAGCAACATCTGCATCAACATCCGCATCTTCTGCGGCTACTTCAGCCACCTCGGCGGCTAATAGTGCAACCGCAGCAGCAAGCTATATCCCAGCGATCTCCGGTGGGGTTAGTGGTTACTTCTTAACAAACAATGGAACAGCCGCTTCTTGGGCATCCTTAGCAGATTGGGGAACGATCTAATGCCATTCGCATTCCAACGCCGTAGGGGAACTACGGCAGAACACGCATCCTTCACAGGACTACTGGGCGAATTGACAGTAGATACTGATAAGGACACAGTAGTAGTTCACGATGGATCCACAGCAGGTGGATTCCCTCTAGCTCGTGCATCAGGTGGAACACTTGCCGATACGACTATCAGAGGTATAGAAGAAGATATAAATGTTGTGGCATCTGCTGCAACTGGAACAATTAACTTCGATGTATCAACAGCATCTATCTGGTACTACACATCCAATGCAACAGCAAACCATACACTTAACTTTAGATATAGCAGCAGCGTATCTCTTAATACTGCATTGCCAGTAGGAGATACAATTACCCTTGTGTGGCTTAACACCAATGGGTCTACTGCTTACTATCCAAATACAATTCAGATCGATGGAACTACTGTAACCCCAAAGGTTCCAGCAGCAATCACGGCTGGTAACGCATCATCTATTGATGCTTATTCATTCACAATTATTAAGACAGCATCTGCAACATACACAGTTCTTGAAACACAAACCAAGTTTGCCTAATAAGGAGATCTAAAAATGCCACTTATCAGTACATTAGCAGGAGGCTCGGCTACAGGCTTTGGCGGTATAAGAACCTTTGGATCTTCAGCTTTGATTGTTGACTACCTTATAGTTGCTGGCGGTGGCGGAGGCGGAGCCTATACAGGATCTGGCGGAGGTGGAGCAGGTGGACTTCGTTCAACTGTTACAGCAACCGGTGGTGGTGGATCACTTGAAACTCCATTAACTCTTGCAGCTAACACTTTATATACCGTAACTGTTGGTGCTGGTGGTAGAGGTTCATATGGTGCAGTTCAATCAGTCAGCGGTAACAACTCTGTTTTTAGCACAGTTACATCTACTGGTGGTGGTCGTGGTGGTGGATATGTTCAAGGAACAACATTTTATGCACCAAGTACTGGAGGCTCTGGTGGCGGTGCTGCTTATAATACTTTTACAACTGGTGCAAGTAATTCACCAAGTGGACAAGGTTTCTCAGGCGGTAACGGTCAAGGCGGAAACGATGCCGGCGGCGGCGGTGGTGGTGCAGGTGGTGCAGGTGGTAATGGTTTAAGTTCTGGTAACGCTGGAAACGGTGGCAATGGCGTAGCAGTATCAATTACTGGTTCATCAGTAACTTACGCAGGTGGTGGTGGCGGAGGTAAATACAATAGTGGTTCTGCTGGTACTGGTGGTACTGGTGGCGGTGGAGCAGGCACTCGAGACGGCGTAGGTGCAAGTGCTATACACGGAACACAAAATCTTGGTGGTGGCGGTGGCGGATCTGGTCAAACTGCTATTCCCGGTGATTTCTTTGGCGGCAATGGCGGATCAGGAATTGTAGTTCTTCGCTACTCTGGAACCACACAAAAAGCAAGAGGTGGAGTAATGACCACATCAGGCGGAGATACAATCCATACTTTTACATCTTCAGGAACTTTCTACTCTGGTATGGGAACTGCAAAAGCAACTGGTGGAGATATTTATACCGATGGAACTTATTGGTATCATGCATTTAGAACAGGTGGAAACTTTGTTCCTACTTCTTCATATAGTGCTGACATTTTAATTGTCGCCGGAGGCGGCGGCGGATCTGGTTTTGGTGGTGGTGGAGGAGGTGCAGGTGGTCTTGTTTATGGAACACGATCACTAACATCTTCTACTACATACACAATTACAGTTGGATCAGGTGGAGCTTGTGCTGCCAATAATGGTGCCAGCGGTTCAAACGGTCAAAATAGTGTATTTGACACAACAGGAACTGCTTGGACTGCCAATGGTGGCGGTGGTGGTGTCCATATTGGTGGTACAGGAGCGACCGGCGGTTCAGGTGGTGGTGGCGGGTATAACTCAAGTTCTGGTGGTTCCGCAAACCAAGGCAGCCCTTCTGGTGCAACTGGTTATGGAAATGCCGGTGGCGGTAATACAGGAACTGGAGCCCCAACTTATCCCGGTGGTGGTGGCGGCGGAGCAGGTGGTGCAGGTGGCACACAAAATGGTGGTGCTAACTCAGCGGCCGGTGGAATAGGTCGTCAGTACCAAGGATTTGCTGATGCTACTGGCACAGGCGATCAAGGTTACT